GGGCGTAGTCGCGCGCCCGCTTTTGCACCACCGTCATGTAGCCGGGCGACACGAATTGCAGACTGGCACCGTTGGCCAGGGCGGCGCGCTGGCGCGCGTGCAAGCCGGTGCGCTTGGCGAAGAACAGCGTTACGCGCCGCTGCGCCTCGCGGCCCCAGACTGACAAAGCGTGCGGGGCGCCGCCGCAGAACGGCCCGCCGAACACCACCTCGCTGGCATCGCCTACCGCGAAAGGAATCACCCGCAATTTCGAGCCGCCCTCCAGCAAGTCGTCGCGCAGGATCGTCACCGAGGCGCGCGCTGTCGTTGCCCGCGAGAATTGCGGGGCGATGTCCAGCCAGCGCCGCGGGTCGTTGAGCACTCAGGCGGCCTCAGCGGCGCGGATCGCTTGAGCGCGCAAGTCGCCCAGCTCGGCGATCACCAGCGCCGTGAAATTGTCGAGGATGTCGCGCGCCACAGCCGAGTCGATGCCAAGCGCGGCAGCAAAGGCCGCGGCATGCCGGGCCGGCATGGTGGCAAGCGCGGCCAGCACATAGTCGGCCTCGGCGGCGGCGACGCGCACCGCCTCCTCGCGGTCGCCATAGCGGTCGCGCGACTGCTGGAAGCGCTCTTGCGCCGCCCGCAGCTTGGCAACCGCCATCGCGATCTTGGCGCGCGCGCTGCGCTTGCCGTCGTCGTCGTCCTGTGCGGTTATGCGGGCGTTGCGCACGCGGCCCCACGAGGCGTCGGCCTGTTCGGGGTCGATCTTGCCGTCGACCAGCACGATGACGCCGATCCTGATCTGGTGCTGGACCGCCTGCCGATGAACGCCGCGCGTGCGGGCGTATTCGGAAATCGACATGATATGATCGGAATCCATGGCAACCTCCCTCTTCGAGCACTTGCGCCCCGACACGAGCTACAGTCTGGCGGCGTGGGCTGACACCTATCGCGTGCTGACCTCGCGCAGCGCGGCCGAACCCGGCCCCTATCGTACCGCGCGCACGCCCTATCTGCGAACCATCATGAACGACCTCTCGGGTGATTCGACCGTCCAGCGCGTCGTCATGAAGAAATGCGCCCAGATCGGCGCCAGCGAACTCGGCAACTGCTGGATCGGCTACCTCGTCGACCAGGCGCCCGGCCCGATGATGCTGGTACAGCCGACCGTCGAGCTGGCCAAGCGCTACAGCAAGCAGCGCATTGACCCGCTGTTCGACGAAAGCGAGCGCATGCGCGCCAAGGTCCAGCCGGCCCGCGCGCGCGATTCCGGCAACACCATGCTGATGAAGGAATTCCAAGGCGGCGTGCTGGTGATCACCGGCGCCAACTCGGCCGTCGGCTTGCGCTCGATGCCGGTGCGCTACCTGATGCTGGACGAGATCGACGCCTATCCCGGCGATGTCGAGGGCGAGGGCGACCCGGTGGCGCTGGCCGAGGCGCGCGCCCGCACGTTCGCCTTCCGCGCCAAAAAGTTCCTGGCCTCGACGCCGCTGATCAAAGGCAGCTCGCGCATCAGCCGCGAGTACGAGCGCTCGGACCAGCGCAAGTATTTCGTGCCCTGCCCGCTGTGCGGCGAGATGCAGGTCCTCGAGTTCGCCCGCATGCGCTGGCAGCCCGGCAAGCCGGCGACGGTCCAGTACCAGTGCAAGGCGTGTGAGCGCACCTTTGGCGAGCATCACAAGACCGCCATGCTGGCGGCCGGGGCGTGGCGCGCCACCGCGGTGCCGGTCGACCTCCAGACGCATGGCTACCAGCTATCCGGCCTGTACAGTCCAATCGGCTGGCTGAGCTGGGTGGACATCGCCCGGCAATGGGAAGAGGCCGTCACCGACGCCGACGCGCGCAAGACGTTCGTCAACACCGTGCTTGGCGAGGACTGGGAAGAGGAGGCCGACGCCGTGCCCGACTGGCAGCGCCTCTACGACCGGCGCGAGTCCTGGCCCTACCAGATCGTGCCGGCACGCGGCCTGTTCCTGACCGCGGGCGCCGACGTGCAGATCGACCGCATCGAAATCGACGTGTGGGCGTGGGGCCGCGGGCTGGAATCGTGGCTCATCGAGCACATCGTGGTGCCCGGCGATCCCGGCCGCGCCGAGGTCTGGGCGGTCATGACCGAGCTGCTGTCGCGCACATGGGAGCACGAGACGGGCGCGCGCATGGCGTTGCAGCGGCTGGCCGTCGATACCGGCTTCACGACGCAGAGCGTCTATCAATGGGCGCGCCTGCAGGACCGCGCGACCGTGCTGCCGGTGCGCGGCGTCGGGCAGTACGACCGCGTCGTGCCGGTCGCCGGCCCGACCAAGGTCGAGGTCATGGCCAACGGCAAGAAGATCAAGCGCGGGCTCAACCTCTGGACCGTGTCGGTGAGCTATTTCAAAAAGGAACTCTACAAGCTGCTCAATCTCGACAAGCCGACCGACGAACAGTTGGCCGAGGGCTTCACCTACCCCGCCGGCTACGTGCATCTCAGCGATGTCGTGGGCGACGAATGGATCAAGCAGCTCACCGCCGAGCAGCAAGTCATCGTGCGCTCGCGCCATGGCTTCAACGCGCGCACCGAATGGCGTCTGATGCGGCAGCGCAACGAGGCGCTCGACTGCCGCACCTACGCCCGCGCCGCGGTCTGGCTGGCGGGCGCCGACCGCTGGTCAGACGCGCGCTGGCGCGCCCTAGAGGAACAGCTCGGGCTTGCCGAGCCGCCGCCCCGCAAGCCGCCGCCGGTTGCCAGCCCGCCGGCTGGCACCGCGCCGTCCACGGCGGCGGCGGCGGCCGCCTTGCCGGCGGCCGCCACGGCCGGCAACATTCGGGCGCCTCGCCCGACGGGGTTCCGGCGCCGCCGCGTCGCTTACTGGCAAGGGTCATAGGCCATGGCAGTTTCCCGTGAAACAGACGCTGATTTTCGCAACGCTCGTGTGGCTCGCCCTCGCCGCGGTGCTGGTCGTGCTGATGTGGGGCGTCGGCTTGATCCAACTGTGAGGACGGCATGAGCGGCATCAACCAGCGCTATCACGCCAAGAACACCGTTCGCCTCGGCGGCCGCAAGCTGAACGGCTGGACGCCGCGCGATGTCGCCCGGCTGCTCAAGCGGCAGGAGGAACAGCACAAGCGCGAAAAAGGAAACAAGCCATGGCCACCGAAGTCGGCATCACCGTCGAAGCCGAAGGCTTCATAAACTCGCTGCGCAACCTCTCGCGCCCGGCGCTTGACCAGCCGGTGGCGCTGGCGCTGGTCGATACGGCGAAGACCGCCATCGTCAAGGCTGCCCAGACGATCCGCCAGCGCACCGGCCTGCCCTCGGCCACGGTCAAGGACCGCATCTTCTACGACCGGGTCGACGTCGGCGACTACGAGGTCGTGGTGAAAAGCAGCAAGCGGCCGATCCCGCTGGCGGACTTCGCCGGCACCCGCCAGATCGCCAGCGGCGTGCGCACGCGCGCTTGGGGCAAAGAGCAAGTCATCAAGTCGGCTTTCACCATCGAGCGGTTCGGCGGCAATGCTTTCCGCCGCGTCGGCCGCGCCCGATTCCCCATCCAGAAGCTGTGGGGGCCGACCATTGGCGGCACTTTCGCGACACCGGAAGTGCAAGGCGTGGTCAAGGAGGCAATGGAGGAGCGCTTGCAAAGAGCATTGGCGAGGCGTATTGCAGCGGCTGTTCGCCGACAAAACTGACCCCCTGGGCGCACCACAGCGCAAAAAAATCGGGCCGCCCAATCAGACGGCCCAACCCTTAGCGAACCACACCTCGTTCCGGCACCCGCAATCTGCGGCGTTTCCTTGTTGCGGTCAAGGGTGCCCCCTCTATGTCTTGTGGTCGCTGCATACCGCCGTGGCTCGACTGTTCCGACGAGGCCCAGGACGAACGCAAGCGCCAGCTCGCTGAATTGATGGCCAAGCGGCGCAGCGGCGTGCGATCGGTTGCTGATCGCGGCCGCTCGGTTTCCTACGGCTCGCCCGACGAACTCAAGGCGATCATCGCCCAGTTGCAGAACGAGATCGGCCTCTGTGCTGGATGGCGCCGGCCGCCGCGTCTTGGCTATGTCGACCAGAACAAGGGGCTGTGAGCCATGGCCGGCGGCCTCCTCAACTGGTTCACGTCAGGCCTTCCGCCCAACCCGTTTAGCTCGCTTTGGGGCAACAACCCGCCGTCCGGCCTAGAGGCCGGTTCGATGCGGCGCCGGCTCGCGACGTGGCAGCCCGCCGCCGTGCATATCAACGCGCTGATGCGCGAGGCCGGCCCCACCGTGGTCGCCCGCGCGCGCTGGCTGGTGCGCAACAACGGTTATGCCAAGGCGGCGCTGCGAAGCTGGAGCGCCGCCACGGTTGGCGCCGGCATCAAGCCGTCCTCGCTGGTCGAGGACGCCACTATGCGCGAGGCGATCCAGCAGGCATGGACGCGCTGGACCGACGAGTCAGACGCCGAGGACGTCACCGACTTCTACGGCCTGACCCGGCGCATCAGCCGCGAGGCGTTCCTGGCCGGCGAGTGCTTTGTGCGATTCCGCCCGCGCTTTCCGCAAGACGGGCTGTCGGTGCCATTGCAATTGCAGCTCTTGCCGACCGAGCAACTGCCGGGCTGGCGGCTCGAAACCGTGCCGGACGGACCCAATGCCGGCGGCGCGATTCGGCTCGGCATCGAGTTCGACCGCAACTTGCGCGACCGCCGCATGGCCTACTGGTTCCTGCGCACCAATCCGACCGACCCAACCCTGTCGTTCATGGACGCGCTAGCGAGCCAGCAGCTCGTGCGCGTGCCGGCCGAGGAGGTCATCCACATTTTCGACCCGGTCGAGGCCGGCCAGTTGCGCGGGCTCACCGGCTATGCCGCGGCGGTGGTCAAGCTTTTCCAGCTCGACATGTACGACGACGCCGAGCTTGAGCGCCAGAAACAACAAAGTCGCTACGCCACCTTCGTCGAGACGCCCGAGCAGCTCGACGACAGCACCGGCAACCCGCTCAACCCGCGGCCCGACGACGATCCGGCGGTGTGGGGGCCGGGCGCCACCGTGCATCTGTTCCCCGGCGAGACGGTGAAGTTCGCCGCGCCGGCCAGCGTCGGCGGCGGCTACGAGCCGTTCCAGTTCCGCACGCTGTTGCAGCTTTGCGCCGCGCTCGGCATCCCCTATGCCGAGCTGACCGCCGACCTTACGAGGACCAGCTACGCCAGCTCGCGCGCCGGCCTGCTGGCGTTCCGCACCGAGGTCGAGGCCTTCCAGCACGCCGTGCTGGTCCATCAATTCCTGCGCCGAGTCTGGCGTCGCTGGATGGATGCCGCGGTGCTCGCGGGCGCCATACCGGGACTCACGGCGACACTCTACAACGCCAATCTGGAACGCTACCGCGAGATGCAGGCGATCACCCCGCGGGCGCCGTGGGTCGACCCCTTGAAAGACCGCCAAGCGGTCAAGCTCGCGATGGACAGCCAGGTCATCGCGCCACAGGACGCCATCGAGGCCGAGGGTTACGACATCGAGACGGTCTACAAGCGTATTGCCGAGGCGCAAGAGCTGCGCCGCAAGTACGGCATCAGCGACCCGCCGCATGGCTGGGGCAGCCGCCTCGGTTTCGGCGGCGGCGCCAGACCGACCGACACCCAACCGACTGATACCGCGCCAACCGAATCAGATTCGGAGGCCGCCTGATGTACCGCGCCTTGCCCCTCATCCTCGCCCGCGTATTCGGGCCACCGCTGCTCATATCCCATGTTCCAACCAGCAGCTTCTCGCTCGATGGATTCCTGCTCGGCTTGCAAGCCGCGATGCGCCATCGCGGTTCGGTGATCGAAGCGCCCGGCTTCAACCTTCCCGACTTTCGTGGCGAAGCCGGCGTGACAGTGGAGACGCCAGTTGACGAACGGCCGCGCGGCTACCGCATTGACCACGGCGTGGCGACTGTGCCGATCCGTGGCGTCTTGGTGCGTCGGTCTGGGCAGGTGGCACCGGACTCCACGCCCTTGCAGTCCTACGAAAACCTCAGTCGAGTCATCGCCAGCGCCCAGCGCGACAGTCGAGTACGCGGCACCTTGCTCGACATCGACAGCCCCGGTGGCGAAGCCGGCGGCGTCTTCGACCTCGCCGGGGAGATCCGTCGTGCCGCACAGCTCAAGCCCATCTGGGCCATCGCCAACGACGATTCGCTGTCTGCTGCCTATGTGCTGGCAGCCGCCAGCCATCGAATCTGGGCTACGCAAACCGCCGCATTGGGATCGTTGGGCGTGGTCGCGCTCCATGCCGACCAGTCCGCCCTCGATGCCGAAGAGGGCATCAAATACACCTACGTCTATCGCGGCGCGCGCAAGATCGACGCCAACCCGCACAGCCACCTCTCAGCGGAAGCCCAAATCGCTATCCAAGGCGAAGTAGATCGGCTCTACGACAAGCTCGTCGCCATCGTCGCCGATCATCGAGCCATGGAACCGGCCCGCATCCGCGGCACCGAGGCCGGAGTCTACTTTGGCGAACGAGCCCAGGCGCAAGGGCTGGTCGACCAGATAGGCACCAGAGACGAGGCGCATGCCGCGCTTGCCCAGCACGTTCAACCAAAAGGATCACGCATGGAAACCCCGACAGTGCCGCCGCCCAGCGGCGAACTGAACAATGACGGCATGCACAACAACGTGCAGCCCACGCCGATCAGCGACAACGTCGTGCAGATGCGCATCGACGATGCGCGCGCCGCGGCCAAGGCCGAGGCCGTCGAGATTGCCGCTCTGTGCGATCTCGCTGGCCTGCCCCATCTCACCAGCAGCTACATCGCCGAAGGGCTCAACGTCAAAGCGGTGATGCAAAAGCTCCAAGCCGCACGGGCCGCGGAATCGGCCAAGCACGGCGTCGTCGCCATCGATACCAGCACGCCGCCGTTCAACGCGAGCGCCGAGCTGCGCAAAGCGCACGATAAGCGCTTGCGCGACATGTATCCCACCTACAGGGGCTGATCATGGATTCAGGTCTGGTCAAAACCTTCTGCGATTCCGCCGCGCAGTTGCTTAGCCAAGTTGGCGAGTATGCGTCGGTCGACGCCGCCAAGCACAAGCCCGAGGACGACGCGCTGGCTCGCCAGCTTCGCGTCGCCGCCAGCGCAATCTTCAATGCGCTGATGGAAGTGGCGCGCATGGTGCCGCCGCCCATGCCGCCGCTGCCGCCGCAGCCGCCGATGCCGCCGCCAGCCGCGCCGATGGCGCCAACCGGCGGACCCCCACCACAGAGGAGCTGATCATGCCCGAGAGTCTCGAACAGCGAGATATCGCAAACGCCAAGCTGAGTGCCGCCGCCGGCAGCGCGCTGGTGAAAGAAGCGCCGTGGAACTACTGCTTCATGCTGCATCCGGCGAATTCGTATCGCGCCTACGACCAGATCACTCTGGTCCAGAGCGACCGGCCATGGCTGCCCGGCGACTTCATCACCGCCGCCGGTGCGCTGGCAACCTCGCCCGGCTCGATCATCGGCATCAACTGCCTGCACATGAGCACCGCCAACGGCCCGAAAGGCACCAACGCCGCGGTGCGCGATTGCGAGGTCGGCGATCCGTTCTTGCAGTACGGCACGATGGACGTGGCCGCGGTCAACACGCAACTCGAGACGCGCGGCATCATCGTTCGCCAGGGCGTGCTCGCCAACGTGGCGGGCGGCAGCTTCGATCCCAACGCGCCCGGCGACATCATCTCGGGCATTCCGCCGGGCACCAGCGGCGCGAGCTGGACACCCGACACGCTGGAAGCGGCCGACCCCGCCGAGAAGGCCGACGATCACGGCCGCGTCTCGGCTGAGCGCCAGCAGGAAAACCGCCAGCGGCTTGAGCAGCAGCGCGCTGCCGCCCCGCCGCGCAGCACACCGCCATCTGGCACCGGCACGCCACCTCGCGCGCCGCGGCCACCGCGAGGGGAGAATCCGTAATGCTCGAAGTTTTCGCCAACCCCGCCTTTCAGGTGTGGAGCCTGACGACCTCGATCAACAACCGACCGTTCATTCCCGGTTTGATCGGTCAGCTCGGTCTGTTCAGCCCGCGATTTCTGGCGACCACCATGACGTGGGTCGAGACGCGCGGCCATCGACTGGCGCTGGTGCCCGAGCGGGCACGCGGCGCGCCGCCGCCGCCCGACGTTCATGACCGGCGTGCCGCGGTCGCGTTCGGCATCCCGCACTTTCCAATCCGCAGCACCGTCATGGCCGACAGCGTGCAGAACGTGCGCGCTTTCGGCAGCGAAAACGAGCTTGAGGCGGTGCAAAGCGTGGTCGACGAGCACGAGGCGTCGCTCGGCGAGCGGCTCGACCTCACACAGGAGTATCTCAGGCTGGGCGCGGTCAAAGGCGTTATCGTCACCGAGGCCGATCGCGAAACCGGCGCGCCAATGACCGTGGTCGATACGTTCGACCAGTTCCATGTCGCGCGCCAGCCGGTGATCGAATGGCCGATCATTGGCGCCGGTGCTGCCGGCATGGACGCCTTCTGGTCCGGCCAGCTTACCGGGCTGATCATGAGTCTGGGCCGCCTGATGGCCGATTCGATCTCGGGCGGCATGTACCAGCGCATCCACGGCATCGCCGGCAGCGTCGCCTATGACGCCTTCGCCATGCATCCCGAGGCGCGCGCGCCCTATCTCGCCACCGAGAGCGGGCCGCTGACGCGCGGCATGCTGGCGCCAGCCGGCGCCAACCGCCTGAGCTTCCGCGACCTCACCATCGACGAGTATCGCGGGCGGGACGGCAACATCCTCTTCGTCGAGCCGGATGAAATCCATTTCTTCCCGGTCGGCGTGCCGGGGCTGTTCCTAGAGCTGTATGCCCCGGCCGACTACATGGATGCGGTCAACCGTCTGGCGCTCATGCGCTACAGCAAGATGTGGCCGCTCGACTGGGACAAGGGCGTCGAGATCGAGGCGCAGATGAACGTGCTGCCGATCTGCACCGCACCGCGCACGCTGTTCACCGTCAAGGTCACGCAGGCGCCGGCAAGCGCCGGACCCGGCGGCGGCAACGGCGGTGCCGAGGCCGCAGCCGCACGACGCCGAGCCTAGGAGGCATCATGCCGGAAACCAGAACGCAGGCGCGCGCCCACGCCAAGCGCGTGGGCATCCCGGTGCGCAACGTCGTCAAGGCGTCGAGCGGCGGGCACTACATTGCACCGCGTGGTGTAACGAGCGGCAAAGGCAAGCGCGCCTATGCCGAGTGCCGCGCGGGCGGTGGCAAGCAATCGACCTGTGCCGCCATCTCGCACAACGTCGACAGCAAGCACCGCCGCTGAAGCATGAGCGATACGCCCGACACCCCGGCTGTCGAGCCGGAACCGCCGGCGCCGTTCTGGCTGGTCTTTGCCGACGAAGGCGGCCGGTATCTGTCCTATGACAGCGCCGAGGAATTCGCTCGACAGCGCGCGGCGCTCAATCCGCTCACCGAGTTCTTCGTCTTGCGGGCGGTCGCGCGCGTGGCCGCGGAGGACCCGCTCAACATCGTGGTCGAGGAAATCCCCGAGGAGGAACCCGACGAGGAAATTCCCGAGGAGACGCCACCATGACCCGCGGGCTGGCGTTCTGGATTCTGATGCTGCTGTGGATCGTGCTTAGCGCCGCGTGGCATTTCTCGTTCTATCCCGTGGTCGCGACAGCCGGGCTCATGGTGGTGCCGTTCCTGCTTCTGGTGCTGCTCGGCTGGCAAGTGTTCGGCCCGCCGGTGCGATTAAGCCCATGATTTCCGAATTTGGTCCGACCACTCATCGCTTCCTGCTCGGCGACCTCGCGAGCCATCTCGGACAGTGGGCCTATTGGCGCGGCGTCAGAGTGCCCGGCCGGTTCTTTGAGGATCCGCACGAGGTGGCGCTGCCGCCGGTCGAGCCCGGCCTGGGCACGGAACAGAACACATATTACATGGACCGCACCACCTGCCCGCAGCCATGGCCGACGGTCGGCGACCAGCTCACCATCCGCGGTCAGGTCTACGACATCGTCGAGTGCGGCCGGGACGACATTGGCGAGCTGTCGTTCCGGCTGGCCAAAGAACAGCTCGGACTTTCGCACGTGACCAGCGAGGGCGGCCTCACCCGACCGGCCGAGCATCATGGGCCGGGGCGGCCGACACGGCGGCCCGAGATCGTGTCGGCTTTCGAGGACGCGCTGGCGGCCGGCGAGATCGAGCCGACACAGCCGCTGCTGGAAATCGTCCACGCCATGCGGCCACGCATCGGCAACGGCCAAGGGCTCAAGGACAAGACGCTCTTGAAGATCGTCGGCGATCTGGTGCGCGAGCGCCGCCATGCGTAGGTGCGTCGTCCACGGCCTCGAACTCGGTGTCGCGTTCTACGCCGGCGCCATGCTGGTCGTCCTGTTGTCGCGATGGGTGCTGCAATGAAATACGCCGTTCTTTTGCTGACGCTCTTGCTCGTGCCGGCCGCGCTGGCGCAGACACCGTCGCCGACGCCGATGCGCCCGGCGCCGAAGCCTGCCTATGATCCCAATGCGCCAAAGCCGGCCGTGCGCTACCAGCCGGCGGTGCAAGGCGGCTGGCAGCGATTCAAGGACGCAACGCGCTGCGAGCAGGTCGGCAATTCGCTGACATGCGACAACGGCTACAAGCAGACGGTGCGCTAGAGCTTCCTCGCAATCTCTTGCATGACTAGCTTGGCCTCGGGCGTGAAGTCGCCCCACGCCATCTGCGGGTTGCCCGCCGGGTCGGGAACGAACACCAATTCGCGCAGCCACACCATGCCGAGTGGCAGCTCCATGTCGTGGGGCCACGGCATGATCAAGCCCTTGGGGAAACTGCTGTCGTCGACGGCAATGGCGTCACGCAAGATGATGGCGGGCGTCATGAGCTATTCCTCGCAAGCGGCCTCTTGAGTCGCACTAGCAAACTGGTGGGGCGCGCCCTCACGCGCCGGACAGACGGATTGCTCATTGCCCGATTCCGGCTGGCCGCAATGGAGGCATATGCGTTCGGTGGCCGGCGATGCCGTGTCGGTTGGCCTCGGTGGACCGTTCATGTGCTATCTCCCTCGGGACCATCTTAGCGCAAAAAAAGCCGAGCCCATGAAGGACTCGGCTTCTCTCGGTCTATAGCCCGACGTCGTCGTCGAGCTGGCTTTTGCCGGCCTTGCGCCTGCGGTGGCGCTCGAAAGGCTCGTTGAGCATCTTTTCCAAGAGCTTCGGCCCGGCCGCGCCGTTGGGCATCACCCACTGCGGCTTGTCGTCGAGCTTCGGCTTGCCCGGCACGACCGGCAGACTCATCGAGTCCGCGATCTGCCGGCGGGCTTGCGCCTTGGTCATACGGCTCGCGCGCCGCATGTCGACCGACATCTCGATCTTTGGCCGCACCAGCGTGACGCGGACCTCGAATCCTAGCGCGTCGCTCAGCATGCCGCTGACCTCGCGCAGGAATTGCCGCTTCTTCTGGTTGACCTCGGTCACCAGCCGCTGGCTGAGCAGATGGTTGGCCCGCCGCCGCCGCCGTCGCCGGCGGCGTGGCGCCTGCTCGGCGCCGGCTTGTGGGATAGCGAGCTTGGTCATAGTCTTCTTCGTCTTTGCCATAGTAGTCTCCTTTGGGGCGGCGTTTGCGGCGCCGCCCTTTTCTGTCAGTTGATGAACGATTGATAGAACGAGCGGCGAATGGAACCGCGCTCGCGCAAGTGCGCGCGTGCGGGAGCATTTTAGCAAACCGCCTTCTCGAAATTGGCCGCAGGCGCGCCGAGCACCCGACTCGCTGCAAGCGGGTCAGCGTTTTAGCCGCGCCGGCACTCCAAAAAAAATCGCTTGGTTCAAGCTGGTCGGCTTCGGCAAAGGCCGAATCGCGGAGGCCGGTTCAAGCGCGTCAGCGTCAAAAGTGCGGCGGTTTGTCTTTTTTCGGCGCGAGTCGAAACTCGAAACTATAAATGTTTTGCGAATATCGAGTTGATTTTCGGGCGCGCGGGCGGTGCTAGCTAGAACGCCGCCATGCCGCGGCCGCTGCCTTTCCTGACGAACTTGCGTCACGAGACGGTCAACCGCCTCGCCGACTTGCCGGTCTTCAAGCACGTCTTTGATTCGCGGCTGCCCCAGCTCAAGCGCGAGCTGTTGCCGTGCGTGCGCGTCTCGACCAACCGCGCGAGCCACACCTCGCTTTCCATCAACATTCCCGATTTCCGCACCACCGCGCATCTGGTCGTTCAAGTGGTGACCGAGGACAGCACCGACGCGCGCGTCGCCGAGCGGATCGACCGCTACACCGAGATCGTAGAAAACCGCCTGCTGCGCGACCCCAAGTGGCTCACGCTCTTCGAGCGCGTGCTCTCAATCGACATTGATTTTGAGCGCAACGTCGAAGGCGAATGGCGACTGAGCACGGC